AAGACAAGATATTCCAAGTGGTGTAATGGCTGATAGCTTTTCACAAAATGATCCTACATTTCAATCTTTTGGTTTTGGATCAATTCAAAATGTAGCAAGGGCTGGTGTTCCAATTCCAATAATATATGGAGAAGTTTTTACAGGATCAGTTGTAATCAGTTCTGGTATTGATACTGTGCAAGTGGAGGGTACTACATAATGGCAAATTTAAGTTTTCCTAATGGTGGCGGTCATAATACTTTTTTAGGTCAAGTTGCTGGTTTAACAGATCCAAATTTACCAAATGACGCACTGCAATCAAAGCAATTTCAAACCTTAATTGAACTACTAGGATCAGGAGAGATAGAGGGGTTTCCAAGTGCCACAGGTAGCAAAGGTTCAACGGAATATAATACCTCAGCATTAAAAGACGTATTTCTTAACGGAACTCAGGTTTTACAGCAAGCGGCTGGCACAAGTCCAAATGATGAGGATTTTAACTTTCAAAATATTTCTTTTGAACCTAGATTTGGAACATCAGATCAAACAGCGATTGCTGGTATATCAGAAACAGAATCAGAAACTAGCGTAGGTGTAACGGTAACACAATCAACACCAGTTTCAAGGCAGATAACAGACACAAATATTGATGCTGTCAGAGTTACTCTTGGTTTTCCAACACTTCAAAAATTTGAAGATAATGGCGACATAAATGGTGCTGAAGTTGCTCTTACAATTCAAACCATAGAAAATGATGGCACAACAACAACTGTTATAACTGACACAGTAAAAGGAAGAACTGCAAGTACATATTTCAGAGATTATAAAATTAATTTGCCATCAGGTACTAGCTTTCCTGTCACTATCAGAGTAAATAGAACGACAGCAGACAGCACAGAAACTACGCTTCAAGATAGCTTTCAATGGTCATCTTTTACAGAAATAATTAACGAATCAAGAGCTTATGCAAATTTTGCTCATGTAGCTTTACGTTTTGACGCTGAAACCTTTCCAAACCAGCCAAATCGTATGTTCAGGGTCAAGGGAACAAAGATCAAAATACCGCATAATGGGGTTGTAAGGGCTGATGGATCTATTAGCTATAGCGGTACATTTAACGGCACCTTTAAAACAGATAAAGAATGGTCAAATGATCCAGCTTGGATTTTATATGACTTGCTTACAACGTCAAAAGGTTTTGGAGATCATATTGCAGAATCATCATTAGATGTTTTTAGCTTTTTCTCTGCCAGTCAATATGCAAGCGAGCAAGTAGATGATGGGGCTGGTGGCACGGAGGCCAGATTTTCTTGTAATGTAGTTCTTAATTCTCAAAGGGCTGCATACGACACCATAAATAATCTTGCCTCTGTTATGAGAGCAATGCCTTTCTATTCAGCAGGGGCAGTAAACATAAGTTGTGATAAACCTACAGATGCAAGTTATATCTACAATTTAAGTAATGTTTCTGAAGCTGGTTTTGCATATTCTGGTGCTGGTAAAGACAAAATACACTGTTGTTAATGTTTCCTATTTTGATAATGAGACTCAAGAGGTTGATTATGAGACTGTAGAAGATACGGCATTACAGGCCAAATATGGCATTGTAACAAAAAACTTAAATGGCTTTGCCTGTACATCAAGAGGGCAAGCGGCAAGGCTTGGACGCTGGTTTTTATATACACAAAACAATGAAGCGGAAACAGTAACATTCACAGCATCACTAGAAAGCGGAACAATAGTCAGGGTTGGAACTGTTATCAATATTGCAGATCCCATGAGGGCAGGGGTAAGAAGAGGAGGACGTATTAAGACAGGAGTTTCTACAACACAGATTATTGTTGACGATCAAAATAATACAGATTTAGCGACAACAGGTTCAGCAACCTTATCTGTCATTTTATCTGACGGCTCTTTGGAGACTAAGACAATAACAAGCGTATCAGGAGCAACCATAACTGTGGATTCTGCATTTAGTTCAGTGCCACAAACTAACAGCGTTTGGGTGATAGAAAATACATCTGTTGAGCTTCAAACTTTTAGGGTTGTATCTGTGACTGAGCAAGAATTATTAAACTATCAGATAGTTGCTGTTGTACATGATCCAAACAAATATGCTTTTGTAGAAGATGGCACAGCATTGCCATCAAGAACAATTACAACTCTAACTGCACTAAAACCAGCACCAAGCAGTTTACAGGGAACAGAACAAATAGTGGTGTTAAACAACAGGGCTGTAAGTAAATTATTTATTCAATGGCAACCTGTCAGCGGTGTAACTGAATATATGGTTCAATATAGATTCCAAAATGAAAACTTTATATCAGAACGTCTTACAAGATCAGATTTTACAATTTTTGAAACTTTAAACGGAACTTATGAAGTAAGAGTTTTTAGTTATAACGCATTAGGAAAACCAAGCACAAATCCAGCAACTACAACTTTCACTACTGTAGGAAAAACGGCTTTGCCTGATGATGTGCAAAATGTACAGATTGAACCTTTATCAGATCAGTTTGTAAGATTACGTTTTGATAAATCAACTTCGGTTGATGTGGTGCATGGGGGCAACGTGGTAATTCGTAGCTCTAACTTAACGACAGGTGCAACTTTTACAAATGCAGTGGACGTTTTGCCCCAACTTTCTGGAAATATCAGTGAGTCGATTGTTCCTAATATTGTAAATGGAACTTATCTTTTAAAGTTTCGTGATGATGGAGGAAGACTTAGTTCTGGCACAGCAACAATTACTTTAATAGACACAAAGCCTGATGTATTTCCTAAAATTACAGTTTTAGAAGACAGGGAAGATTTAGACAGCCCACCTTTTCAAGGTGTCAGAGATGATTGTTTTTTTTCTGATGAAGTTAATGGCCTTGTTTTAGGATCTACAGAGTTGTTAGATGACGTAACAGATTTTGATGCAATAGCTGATTTTGACTTTCTAGGTAATGTAGATTTTTTAACAGGCGGTCAATATTTCTTTGCAAATACTCTTGATCTTGGAGGCAAACAACCTTTAAAACTTCGCAGGCATTTTGTTACCCAAGGTTTCTTGCCTAATGATTTAATTGATAAACGGACTGCTAATCTCGATACTTGGACAGATTTTGATGGAGCTACAAGCACAGGAGTCAACGCTACCTTATCAGTCGCTACAACTGACTCTGATCCTGATTTGTCAGTCTCGGCCACATATACAATTAATGATGGTTCTGGGAGTGCAGGCAGCATAATTACAATCACAAAATCATCGCATGGTTATTCTGTTGGAAGTCTTGTAACTCTTGATTTTACTTCTGGAACTGGTGTTGATGGTGACTATATTATTCAATCTGTGCCAAATGCAAACACTTATACTTTGACTTCTGCAACTTCTTTAAATACAAGCGGAAACTGTACATATTCAGCAGAATTTGAACCTTATCAAAAATTTGTTAATGGTACATATATTGCAAGAGGTTTTAAATTTAAATGCGATTTATTATCGACTGACCCAGCACAATCTATTGAAATAGACCAGCTTGGATATTTTGCAGAATTAGATAGTAGAACAGAAACAAGTTTAGGTAATGCAGCCGCTTCAACTGGTGGATTTATTGCAAGCGGTACTTCTACAAAATCAGTAACTTTTACAGATAGTTTCTTTACAGGTCAGGGAGGTACAAGTGTAGGTGTTAATTCTGTTTTACCTTCTATAGGAATAACAATAGAAAATGCGTCATCTGGTGATTTCTTTACCCTGTCAAACATTACTGGTACAGGTTTTGATATAGATATAAAAAATGGATCTAGTCACGTAAACAGAAACTTTAAATATGCAGCAACAGGTTTTGGGCGTGGTAGTTAATACTGGTTTAAGATATACTAAGAGAAAATTTTGGATTAGGAAATGGCACAACACGATTATGTTATAGACAATTCCACAGGCGCGAATGTCCGTTCAGACATCAATAGCGTTTTACAAGCAATAGCAAGTAATAATTCTGGATCTTCAGCACCTTCGACAACTTACGCTTTTCAATTATTTGCAGATACGACGAATAATGTAATGAAAATAAGAAATTCAGCTAATAATGCATTTATAGAACTATTTCAACTTGATGGTACGTTTACATTGGAAGATGGCTCTGCAAGTACACCAGCTCTGGCCTTTAGAGATGACTTAAATACAGGTATTTTTAGTTCTTCAGCAAATAATTTAGATATTGCTACAGGTGCAGTTGTAAGGGCAAATTTCAGTTCCTCAGGTTTATCCGTTACAGGTGCTATTACATCTACAAGTGATTTAACGATTCCAGATAAAATAATTCATTCTGGTGATACAAATACTGCCATAAGATTTCCTGCTGCTGATACTGTTACCTTTGAAACTGCTGGAACTGAAAGATTCAGAATTGATAGTTCTGGTCGGTTGCTTTTTGGAATTAGTTCATCAACAAGAGAAACAAGTTTAGTACTACAAGGAAACAGTAATAATTATACAACAAACCCTGCTGTTATTGAATTACATCAAGGTCAGCAAGCATCTAGTGCAAGTACTTTAGGACAAATAATATTTGGTTGCACAGGTAACCGTTTAGGTGCTGTTATATCTGGAATAGCTCAAGGGGATTATAATTCTGGTTCTTCTCACCCAACAAAAATTACTTTTAAAACTTGTAATCAGAGTTCTACAACTTTAGAGGAAAGAATGGCTATCACTAGAGACGGAAGTGTTGGCATAGGTGTTTCAACTCCAGCAAGAGGGCCACTGCATGTTCACGAAAACTCAGGGAGTGACTGTCAAATTCATTTAACAAATGATGATACAGGTTCTACAAGTGGTGATGGATTAACAATATTTACTGATACAGATGACGCTGGTATTTGGAGTCGAGAAAATGTACCTTTTTTATTTGCAACTAATAATGCAGAAAAAATGAGATTAACGACCGCTGGAATGTTATCTATTAATTCAACTTCTGGTGCTTTAGGAGGAGAAAAACTGCGTGTCGTGAATGGTGGTTCATCTGCCAACGTAGCTGGATTTTTCTTTAACAACACTCAAGATAGAACAAATTTAATAATTAAACATGATAGGGCAGTAAGTTCAACGGCTGCAATAATGATCGATTTTATAGACCAACTTGATGGTAGTTCTGGTTCAATTCAATCAAATGGAAGTTCTACCACTTATAGCACCTCTTCAGATTACAGATTAAAGGAAAATGCTGTTGCAATATCTGATGGCATTACAAGACTAAAAACATTAAAACCATATAGATTTAATTTTAAAGTAGACCCTACAACTACAGTAGATGGATTTTTCGCTCATGAAGTTACAGCAGTACCAGAGGCAGTAATAGGAGAAAAAGATGCTATGAAACCTTTAAGTTTTTATGAAGAAGGCGATACTATCCCATCTGGAAAACAAGTTGGCGATGCAAAAACATTTTCTAAAACTGAAATAAAACCACAAACAATAGATCAAAGCAAACTTGTTCCTTTACTTGTGGCTGCTGTACAGGAACTTATAGGTAAGGTTGAAGCTCTTGAAGCTGCTTAGTATAATACCTTTACATATCAAATTTTTATGACCCCACAGGAACTTTACGAAGAAACAAAATCTATTCTTGATTCTGATATACAACAGGCACAGCAGATTCAAAATGACATACAGGCAAAACAACAACAGTTAAATCAATTGACAACAAAAATTATTGGTAATCAAAAGTTAGTAGAAGGTTTAAAAAAAGTTGATGGTGTTTCTGAGCAAGAAAACACTTAATATATAATCAAATTATTTAAAAATTATTATGGCTGTTACATGGAATGTCGTTGCCTTAGATGCAATAAAAACTGTAGGAAGTTTATCTGATGTCGTGACTACTGTTCATTGGACTGCCAGTGATGCAGATGGAGATCATACTGGTTCTGCTTATGGCTCTGTAGGACTTGCTGAAGCGGACAGTGGATCTTTTACTGCTTATGCAGATATAACAAAAGACAATGCTATTGCATGGGTGAAAGCTGCTCTAGGTGCTGATG